AAGGCTTCGTAGAACTGCGGCCCCTGAGAGGAGTCGTCCCAATGCGGCTGCTCGATGTAATCCTCGGACCAGTCCTTGTTGGCGATCTTCTTCGCCCGAGCCGTCGCTCCCTTCCTCGTCGGATGGTTCGTGCCGTCGTAATCGACCAGATAGGGCGGATCCGTCGCGAACAGCGCCGCGCGCTTGCCGTCCATCAGTCGGGTCACGTCTTCCGGGTTGGTCGAGTCGCCGCAGAGCAGCCGGTGATTGCCGAGGAGCCACAAGTCGCCCCGCCGCGTCGCGGGCCGCTTGGGCGGCTCGGGGATCTCGTCCTCGTCGGTCAAGCCGCCCGTGGGCTCCGCCGCGAGAAGCCCCGCGACCAATTCGGCGTCGAAGCCGACCAGTCCAATGTCAAAACTTTCCGCAGAAAGGTCGGCGAGCTCCTGTTTCAGAAGATCGTCATCCCATCCCGCGTTGAGCGCCAGCTGATTGTCGGCCAGCACATAGGCGCGCAACTGCGCCGGCGTCCAATCGGCGCCGACGACGATGGTGGGCACCAGCCCGATTTGCGCCGCCTTCGCCGCTTCGACCCGGCCGTGGCCGGCGACGATCATTCCGTCCGCTGTCGCCAGTACCGGGTTGGTAAATCCGAACTCCCGGATCGAGGCGGCGAGTTGTTCAATCTGCTCCTGAGAATGGGTGCGCGCGTTCTGCGCATAGGGTTTCAGTTCCGAAACCGGGCGCATGACGATCTGGGGAGGGGTCATGGAAACTCGCGTCGCAGGGCCGGGATGTTGACAACCAAACCGCAAAAACGAAAATCGGAAATATCCGGATTAAACGGGCCGTCGCGCCGAACCCATTGAATTAATTGCGAAAAGGAACCTTGATTCATGTTTTGATTCAGCAGCGCGCCTTTCGTCAAATGGACGTGGTATTGTCCCGGAGATGCGATTGACCCCTGAGCAATGCCGCGCAGCGAGAGCGTTATTGAACTGGACGCAGGAGGATCTGGCTGAGAATGCCGATCTGAGCGTCTGGGTCGTTGATGACTTCGAAACAGCCCGTCACCCAATAAGCGATAGCCTTGTCGACGCGATGCTTGTGGCGTTTGAATATGCGGGTGTTGAATTCATGGCCCAGGACAAGCCCGACGGGACCTCCGTCCGTTTTCGCAGATAAGTTTCCGCAAATCTTATGGCAGCAGTGCGCCCAATCGCGCCACCACCGTCGTCGCCAGCACACTCGCTGTGCCCTTGTCGAACGCCGCTGCTGTCTGTCCCTTCGTCATTTCGACAGGGATGAACAGGCCTGATCGAACGACAGTAATCGGCCCGCCCCACTGGCGGCTGCCGCTGACGCTGCGATAAACGTGCCCGCCGAGCTTTGGCGACGGCGCGCGCCGTCGAGGCGGGCCTGACCTGATGAAGGCGCGATCGTAATAGGTTGATCTGTTCCACGGATGCGCGGTTACGCCACTGCCGCCTTCCTTCGCGCCGAAGTATTTGAGGCGGACGTTTCCGCCTTCTGACCAGATCGTGTAGCTGAGCGAACCAGCGTCCGCGGGCAGTTCACGCTGCGCCCGCTCCAGCGTTTCGTTCGGTAGGCCGGTTTGTGTTGTTTCCGCCGCAACAGTGGCCTCTCGCACCGCCCGCCCGCCTTCGTTCAGCGCTTGCGCCAGAACGCCTCGGCCCTCGCCACCCGCCAGCGACTCGAGCCGCGCCGCGTAGCGCGACAAAGCCTGATCGCGAAACGAGACGACGATGTGCACGATGATGATCCGGAAAAAGAAAACGCCCGGAAGCGGTTAGCTCCGGGCGCAGAACGTCGAATGACACTCGAGAACTTTTAGCTGCTTCGTCGAATCGCGTCAATACCTAAAAATCCGCGCCAGCGCATTGAGCGCAACGCGAAGGTTTCCAAGGTCGCATTCGGGCCAGAGCGTGGTGTCCTCGTCGGTGCAGACAACCCGGTAGAGTAGCAGCGACGGCTTTCGTCCGCGCGCCATGCGATGATCACGATCGCACTGATCCAGCGCATCCGTCGCAACGTTAAACCGCTTGCGCAGATTTTCGATCGTATCCTCTGCCGCCTCAGTGGTCGTGACGCCAGCGACGAGCCCGGCGGCGATCATGATCGCCGTCACCGATTTCGGGTTTGGCGCCGGGAGCCCGACAATCGCATGATGAGCCTGATGGAGCTGCGCGAATTTCACGCCAGCGTCGTATTGCGGGTCGCTGATCAGCAATTGGAGGTTCAATCGCCCAAGCGACGATCCCAAGCGTGCATCTCGCGCCTGTTTTGCGCTTACGCCGTAATGCCTCTGGCGCGCGGCGAGCGCCGTAGCCATCGCCTCACGTTCCGTCTCCTCGCGTTTCAGCTTGCCGCACGGATAGCGCAGCCCGGGTTTGCGTTTGCGTCCAGCCCTCATCGCGCCCTCTCCTGCGTTTCGCGGCGTTTGCCATAAAGTTTTTCGCCCAGCTGCTTCACGAGCTCGCGCTCTGGCCATGTCAGTCGTTCATCGTCGAGCGAGACGGCAAGCAAGCCCTGATCGTGCCAGCCGTCGCGTTTCACCTCCTCGGGCGGACGTCGTTCGCCGCCGTAGCCGTGGGGGAGCCATTTCATGGCGTCACCTCCGGCAGCAGCGCGGCGTAACCGATGACGTCAATCACGCTGTCGCGATGTGTCGGGTCGTGTCCGAGGCGCGCCAGTTTCAGATCGATCATGCACAGCGCGACCTGCGCAGGCGTAACGGTCGCGCCCAGCGTCAGCGACCAGCGCGCTGCGATGGCGCCCAACGAGTCGACAGGATCGCCGTAGGCGGCGCTGCGCTGGGTCAGAACGAATACGGCGTCGTCGAGCGTCTTGATCGCGTTCATCGTGCGCCGCCTTTTGCCTCGAGGGCCCAGAGCAGGATGGCGATCGCGTCCGATTCGTTATCGTCCGCCGGTGCGAAACCGCGCGCTTTGACCGCCGCGATCACCGCTTCCTTGCCGGCGTTGCCCTTGCCGACGATGAACTTTTTGATCGTGCCAACCGGCACGCCCTGGTAGGGAATAACCCGATGCTCGCACCAGCCGGTGAGGGTCGCGAGAAAGCCGCCGTAGATGTGCGCGGCGTCGACGCCATTGTGGCGACGAACCTCCTCGAAATGGATCGAATGGATATCACCGGCGTAGCGGCGCAGTTCCTCGAGCCAGCCGCGGAAGCGCAGATAGCGCATGCCACCGCCGTCATAGCGGCTCGGGCGGAACAACGCCGTCCCGCTGGTCGCGACGCCGTTTTCGGGCATCAGCGCCCAGCCGGTCGTGGTTCCAAGGTCGAGCGCTAGGATAGCGCCCGGGCGGGAAATCAGGGCGCCGGCTATCTTTGGGGTTGATTCAGGGACGGACAAAGCGGAAGTCATCGAAGCCATGGTTGGTCTCCGTTGTTGGGGGTCATCGGTGGTGGAGGACGGCGGCGGCCACAGCGGGTCACATTGCTTCGGCTGCCGTCGTCTGAACGCATTTGAGCCTGTCAGAACGGGATTTCGTCTCCTTTCGACCAGTCGAATGCTTCGTCGGCGCGCACGCCGGTGACGACCGCGCCGGGGAAGACGCGTTTGGCTTCGAGCGCCTCGGGTCCGAGCGCTTCGATCAGCCGTGCGATCTCGGCGAGGGTGAAGGCGGAGCGGCCATCTGTGACCTGCGTTAGCTCGGCGTCGCGACGCACAAGCGCGATCACCTCGCCGCTTATCGGCAACGCAATCTCCCACACGTCACGCGGTAGCGGCGTCGCACCGTCTGCGCGCGCCGCGCGATCGAGCGCCTGCCACGCCCGCCGCATCGCCTCGACCTGCACCTGGATGAAACTCTCCTGGCCAGAGGCGACAGCGGCGTCGACACGGCCTCGCTGCTCGTCGAACTTTGCGCGCAGCGCGTCCGACACGAGGAGCCGCAGCCGGCCGACACCCCAGACGCGGTCCATGTCGGCGCCAAGCTCGTCGAGGCCGTCGAGCATTGCCCGGATCCGATACGCGCCGGGAGCGGACGGACTGGTCGCGGGGTCGAAGGTGGCGTCGATCCGGCGCACGGCCGAGCGCCTCATGCCGACCTCCCGATGGCGCGCGCCAAGCCGTCGTCGGAGCGCGGCGAGAGGGGCCCCGAGAGGGGTGTGTGGCGGGGCGTGTGCCACGCCGCAAACACCCCCTTTAGGGGGTGGCACATTTGGCACATTGGCACACGCAATAATTTCAATGTGTTATGAAATCGTGTGCCAAGCATTTTACAAATCGCTGGCACACGCCCGGTTTTCCTGGTGTGCCAGCGTGTGCCACGCGTGGCACACGGTTTCCGGCGGAGGGCCGTTTCGACCCCATTTCTCGCTTGAGCGTAACCGGTAATTCGCGCTGCCAGGCCCACGTGTGCCACGTTGTGTGCCACAGCAGGGATGAAAATGTCGCAACCCATTGATTTTCTGTGTGTGCCACTGTGTGCCACGCTTGGCACACGGATTCGGGGCGAGAAGCTCATTTCGTCTCCTTTCCGGGGTTGGTTCCAGCCTGATCGGCGCTGTTGCCGAACGGTCGTTCGAAGCGTTTGAGGAAGGTCCGCGACTCGTTGTGGCGGAGGACAAAGCCCTTCTCGACGCCATCCGAGACGAGGCAGATGTCCGCCCCGCCGGCGTCGGAGACCGCGCGCCGCAGCGTCGCGCTGGTGCGCTGATGCCCCTTGGCGTCGGTCTGCCGGTAGCGTTTGAAGCGCTCGTCTTCAGACCATGCGAGGAGCTTCGCGGCGGCGTTGACGGTGATCTCGTCGCTCTTCACGCGGGCGAGAAGGCAGCCGATGATCGTCTTGAGGAACTCGGCGTCTTCACCGTCATCATCGGTGTTGATGGCCTCGAGTTGCGTCGGCTCCAGCACACCGACCTGGTCGCCATTGGGAAGGTCGACGCCAAGCTTCTTGAACCACAGCGCCTCCGGGCTCACGAGACCGAGATTGGCCTTGGCGTCGTCGAGGCGCAGATAGAGATGGCGCTCGGCAGGCGCCACGCCGTAACGGTCGGCGTCTTTCTCACTCATCCCGAACAGCGTCTGGACAACGCGCGCCACGCCAACGAGGGCGCTGGCGCCGCGCGCGGCATTCATATTGCCAGCATAGGCGTCACTCGCCCCTTGCGGCGGTTTGGCGGTGTGATGGACGAGCAGTACGGCGCAGTTGGTCGCGCGGGCGATCTCGCGATACATGGCCGCGACGACCTTGATCTGCTCGTTGGAGTTTTCGTTGACCTCATGGGTTTCGACGAACGGGTCGACGATGAAGACGCCAATGTCGTTTTCCCGGATCCTGGCAATGCAGGCGTCGACGTCGGGAAGGCGGATGACCATGCCGCTCTTGTCGGCGCGGGCAAGCAGCAACGGGCGGTCGGCCCCGGAATTGAGCGCTATCCTGTTGCGGACCTCGGCGAAGGGTATCGCCCAGTTCTGCAGCACGGCGCCGAGACGGCGCTTCAGCTCGTCGGAATCATCCTCGGTGTTATAGACCCAAGCCTTGATATTCTCGTGCACGGGCTCCTTGGTAATGTCGCGCCCGGTCGCGAGCGCCACCGCGCGGGCGATACCATGAGTGCTTTTGCCAACACCGGCGGGCGCGACCAGCAAGGTGAGGTGGCCGCGCAGCAGCGCGCGCCCCAACAGCCAGCGCCGTCGCGGCAGCATGGCGATGTTGAGGCTGTCCAGGAAGGCGGGCTGCAACGGTGGGGCGGCGGCCGCCGGCTTCTCCTCGATGGCAATGGACGGATTGGGCGCATTCCACTTCGTCCGCCCGCCCGCGATCATCGTCGCGACATCCTGGCGGGTCTGGGCCGCTGTATAGCCTGGCAGCGTCATGGCCTCGGCAACGGCGACAATCTCTGTGTCGCTCCACCCGCGCCCAATCCAGTGACCGACGAGCCGTAGCATGTTGTCATGCCAATGGTCGCCGGCGCGGATGCGCGCGATGCAGGCATCGACCGAAATTGTAGATGTGCCGATGTTAAGGTCAGCGGGCGCCGCCGGCTTTACGTGCCCAGCCGTCTGGCCATTGTTGTCCTGGTCGGACTTTTGACGGGGAACGGGCGCCAATTCCGGCCGCATGTCCGGAAACGCCTCGGTAATCGTTGCTGCCGGGTAAAAATTGGGGACAAGCGTGTCGTTCTCCCGAAACTCGGTGATCTCCAATACGCGCCCGTCCTTGCGCGGCCACGCGATCGATCCGGCGAGGCGCAGCACGCGCCCGGGATTGACGACGGTTGAGTCGCCGAACAGGGTTTGCGCCAGCGCGCTATTCTGTCGACGACATAGCTCACGATCATGCATCGGCGTATCGAGCCGCCACAGCATTTGCGCCCGGGGATGCGGATTGCGGCCTGTGAAGACGATCGCGGTCGGGGAGCAGCCGCGTGACTTATAGATTCTGGCAGCGGCGTCGATGACGTCGTCATCGATGTCGACGTAAAAGGCGGTCAGCGCATAAAAGTCACTGTCGGCGCCACGACCGAAGGGAGCCGTGTTGGGATGGCGCAGCGCCTGACCGATATAAACATTCTGGTTGGGGCCGCAATTTATGTCGACGGCTCTCTCGACAATCTGATCGAGTTCGCTGACGGTGAAAATCTCGGCGTGACGGAGTTTTCCGTCTTTACTGTCGGTCCACGCCAGTTCGATCTTGGCGTCGTCATAAGCGCGATCGAGCCCGCCGAACAGATGATGCAGGTGCTGCCGCATCTGTTCGGCGTTCGGCTGTAGCATGGGCGCAACATTCGTTGTTTCCATTTGAACGGCTCGACGAGAAAGGGAAAAGGAGGGAGAGCCGGAGCTCTCCCGAGTTGGGGAAGAAGATCAGAACAGCGGTTCCGAGAGCGACGACGTCTTGGTCTCTGGCGGCGGCACATGCTGCGCCGGCGCTTTGACAGGGACGGCGGTGGATGCAGCCGACCAAACCTCCTGCTCCTCGACAGGTCGTGCGTCGGGCAGATCTTCAGGCCGGTCCGTCCACCCGACGATCGACAGCACGGGCCGATAATTGGTGCCGTGCTTGTCCTTCGAGGGCTCGACACCTGTGCATTGCACGACGGGAAGCTGACCGGGATGGTTCCCTCTCTGCGCTTCCCATTCGGCGTAGACATCCTTGAAGGCGTTGGAGAGGTGGATTGAGTTTCCCGAGAACTCCGCCGCACCGCCGAGGAACTTCTGGCTGAAGACCCTGAGCACGAAACCGCGCTTCGAGCCGTCACCGGGATTGGGCGAGAGCGTCTGCAGATCGAAATCGATCCGGCGCCGCGGCGCCTGCCCTTCCTCGAACTTCAACCAGCCGGTTGCAATGTTGCCGAGATCTGCGACGAATGTCGGCATGGGAATTTCCCGATCACCGCTCTCGTCACGGACGAACCATCGTCCGGCTTTCGCGTTGTATTTGATGTAGCGTGAGAAGCTCACGCCGGAGCCGCCGATATTGAGACCCATGATCATTCTCCTTTTGCGGTAGGGTTAGAAGCCGTAGACCTGCGCGCCATTGGCGCGGGTGATGGGGTTGGACCAGTAGAAGCCGTCGTAATCAGGAACGAGTAGGTTGCTCAGTTCCTGCGGATCGCGTGACAGGCGCAGAAAGCGTTCGAGGCGCAGGGCGATTTGCCTCAGCGCGATGATCTGCTTATCGATCTCGTCTCGTCCGAGCTCGTAGACAGTGACGGCGCGACCGTCCTTCTTGCCAGCGGACGGCTTCACATAGGCGAAGCGCATCCCGTAATTGCCATGCGCACGGGCGTAGATCGCGCCCTGCCGTGCATGTGATTGGGAGATTGCGGACGGGAAGCGTTCGCTGGTCTTGAGGTCGACGATCAGGCCGTGCTGGTCGAAACGCCAGTCGATGAAGCCGATGAGAGGAACTGGCACATCGTCGAGACGATATTCGACCCTGTCCTGATAAGCCGTCGGCGCGCCATATTGGCGAAGCTCGGCGAGACCATGTTCGACATAACCGGGGATATTCTGGCGTTCGCTGTCGTGTTTCTCGTCCTGAAGACGCGCCATCTCGTTGTCATAGGCGGAGAGCGCGATGGCAGAGCACTCTTCTGCTCCCATGGAGTTGTCGACGAGGCCGGCATGGATGCCTTCCTCGACAGCCTTGCCGCGCGCCATCATCGCGTTGCCGGGACCGCGAAGGCCAAGGAGGCGTTCCATCACCCAAAGAGCCGGCTCCGACGCCCAGAGATTGAGCGATGACGCCGAGAGGTGCTGAACTCCATGGAGCTCGAAGCCATTTTGAACAGTCACGGGCTCCTCCCTCAGTCCACGAGCACGTTCACGCTCTTCGCGCGGCCGGGGGAGAGGAGATCCTGCGATGTGCGCACGGCGAGATAGATGTAGTCGTTCTCGGAAACGCGGCGCTGGACGAGCCGGACCTGTCCGTTCGCCTCGG